TATTGGCTCTACTCACGCTTGAGCATCCCATCCTGGATCCACCCCTTCGTTATGTCAGGAACAATGTCAACGTCACTTCCAGGGGCAATCTCTACGAGGCTCTGGCTTTCGATATCGTGCTTCCGGCAGAAGAGGAAAATGCCGCACCTGTGTGCAGGCTGGTCGTAGATAATGTTGACGGAGACCTTACTACCCTGCTTCGATCGGTCATTTCGTTCGTCTATGCTTCGATCGAATTGGTCAAGATCAGCAATCCTAACTATGTTGAACAGCGTTGGTTGAAGTATAAGATCACTTCAGTCGATGGTCCAGAACCTGGACTGATCGAGGCCAAGCTTGAGCTAGATGATCTGTCGATCGCTAGATATCCACGCCATCATTACAATGAGCAGTGGTATCCAGCCCTACTAAGAGCTGTGTAATGCACCACTTCGATCCATCCAGGTACGTCGGCATTCCCGGGACGCCTACCTTCAATTGTTGGGCATTGGTGCGACAAGTTTACCTGGAAGAGCTTGGAATTGAGCTTCCAGAGTTCGATACGGTCCCATACACGGACCATCAAGCAATAGCTGGCGCTATCGAAAAGGAACAAGAATTTTGGGTCGAGGTCAAAAAAGGACAAGAAGAAGCGTTTGATGGGGTGCTTTCTGTACGCGCGACCCACGTCGGGATTGTTGTCCGCAAGGGCATGATGCTGCATTTACCAGCAGGCCTCACCTCAGTCGTTGAGCGCTACAATAGCCCCAAGTGGGAACACCGGATCGATGGGTTCTATCGTGCCAGCAGGAGGATCCCGGGAGCTTAGCGTTGTAGCGCGCAAGCACCCTATGCTGGTGGCCTGCCCGCCGATCAAGGTTCTCTCTGGCGCGACAATCCAAGAAATCGCCGACGATATCGACTTCGTCCCGGAGCTGAGGCCTATTCTTCAGGCGCAGGTCAACGGCGTCCTGATCCCTCGACAAGTCTGGTCGCAGGTAAGGCCGAAGGCAGGAACGGTCATTACCATTGTTCCTCTCCCAGAGGGCGGCCAAGGACTTCGGCTCGGGCTTACCCTGGCGATCGTAGCTGCGGCTACGCTTGCGTCAGGCGGTGTTGCTACGGCACTAGGCGGTGGAGCCTTTGCGACTATGGCCGGCGGCGTCGTGGGCGCTACGATTTCTGTTGCCGGCTTTATGGCAATCAATGCCCTTATTCCTCCCGCACTCCCCCAGCAAGCAACAAGAGAAGCTGCATCGAAGAGCGACGTCTACTCAATCGAAGGCGCCAGAAACGACATTAATATCAAAGGCGCGGTGATGCAGGTGCTCGGTGAGCACCGCATCTATCCTAAGCTGGCCGCCCCTCAATACACTGAGATGGTCGATGATGAGCAGTATCTAAATGTTCTGCTTGACCTGGGCTATGGCCCGCTTGATGTTCGGGATCCCAGGATTGGTGAGACTGGTCTGGACCAGTATGAAGACGTCGACACTGAAATGTCGAGTGGGGATTGGGGAGAAAACCAGGAGATTGATCAATTCCCTAATGATGTCGTGGAAGATGCTGTAGATCGTCAGATAAAGAAAGAAGATGAGTGGGTAACTCTTACTACTCGTCCAGACACAGACAAAGCTCAAGTTGACATTGGGTTCCGCCGAGGTATCGGCTATTATGAGAGTGACGGTGATTTCAAGGAAAAGGAGGTCACCTTTAAGGTTCGATATGCTAAAACTGGGACTGAAGATTGGATCTATGATCTAGATCGAGAATATCGCGGTAGAACCTCGACTCCTCTTCGCCGAACAATGAACCTCACGTTTCCTGACAGGGATCAGTGGAGCGTGCAGATTCTACGGTCGACTGATGATACTGATGAGTCTGATGAGCTGTATGACAGCTGGCTAGAGGCTATTCGCAGTATCAGGTTTGAAACTCCGGTTCGCAACAAGTATTGCCAGCTATATGGTCTTCGCATTCGTGCTACACGTCAGACTTCAGGTCAGATAGACACCTTTAATGTCATTGCTACTTCTATCTGCAAAGACTACGAAGACGATACAGCTCAGTGGATTTGGAGAAAGACGCGCAATCCAGCATCATTGATACGCCATGTCCTGCAGAATCCAGCTAATGAGCTGTCAGTCGCAGATGATTATATTGATTTTGAGACGCTAGAATACTGGCATGGTCGGTGCCGACAGAAGGGCTGGTTCTGCGATTTTGTAGTCGATCGGGACATGTCCGTCCTGGAACTGATGCATATCATCGCCGGATGCGGTCGTGCTAGGCCGATGATCGTAGACGGTAAGTGGACGGTAGCGATCGATGAACCAAAGGATACCGTCGAATTCCACTTTAGTCCAGCCAATGCGAAGAGTCTTCGCTGGTCGCACAAGTTCATTCGCATTCCGGATGCTCTTCGCGTTAGCTTTGTTGACCGTGACTCGGGATACAAGACGCGAGAGATGGAAGTTTTTGATGATGGAAAGGATGAGGATAATTCTGAGCGATACGAAGACTGGGAGTTCCCAGGAATAACAGAGCCGACTCTAATCTATAAAAATGCGCGAAAGCGCCTTGCGGAGATGCGTCTGCGGCCGGAAGTTTACGAACTAGAGACTGATCTGGAATGGCTTACATTTCGCAGAGGTTCCAAGGGCCGACTAGCTTACGACACGCTTAAGATTGGACGTGGGTTTAGTCGAGTAAAAGATATCATTCTGAATACTAATGGCACGATGAGCGAGATCGTGCTCTTCGACAAGGTGACCCTGGACGGGACCCAGGACCAGCGTTTGCGCGCGCGACGCGCTGACGGCGTCAGCTGGACCGCCATGGCGGAAACTTTCGTCGGAGAAGGGACCGTTTTCAAGCTGGTTGATCAGGATCAGGATCCTGCAGATGGTCCGGGTCTTGGGGACTGGATTGTTGTCGGCGATCCTGCCCGAGAGAGCATGGAGGTCATCTGCACCGGTATTCGACCGGCCAATGAGCTAGAGGCGACGGTGACCTTGGTGCCTTATGCACCGGATATCCACACCGCTGAGGACGGTCCTATTCCAAGATGGGATCCATTCATCACCGAGCCGATCGAGCTGGTTATCCCTGAGATTGAGAGAGTATCGTCTGACGAACAGGCGATGTTCCGAGATACTGACGGCAGCTTTAAGGCGGGCATGCTAGTCAAGGTTCGTCGCCGTGGAGAAATCAGGAAGGGACGAGTCGCTGGTGTTCAGATATCTATTCGAGAGCTGAACACCGGAGCCGCCGGCCGTTACTATGAATCTCCTTCAGAATCGACAGAGATACGTATCCAGGACGTGCGTTTGCGCGAGACTTATGAGGTCAGGGCGCGCTATAGGTTCACCGCGGACCCGAGAGCAAAGGAAAGATCCCCTCAATACGGGGCCTGGAGTTCGACTGTTACCCACACCGTCGGCGGTCCTGTACAGCGCCCAACAGACGTAACGTCAGCCTGGGTGAGTGGAGACAGGGTCGAGTGGAGCATGCCGGTCAAGCCGCCCGATCTGGCTGGCTACCGGGTGAAGTATACGACCGTCGCGGGCCAGGATTGGGAGACCTCGGACTACCTCACTGATGGCCTGTACAATCTTGAGTACCTGTCCTTGGTCGAGGTGCCGACCCAGGCTGTAGAGCTGCTTATCGTCGCTGAGACGACGTCCGAGCTGCAATCAAGGCTGCCTGCGCGCGTGCGCGTAGAGGGCATCGATCGGCCTGACCTAGACCCTGTTTACACTGAGGACTACGTAGCCCTGGGCTTCCCAGGCACCCGCCCGGGGACGATTATTCAGGACGGCGTTCTCAAGTCGATCGACAGCTCTATCTGGGGCTCTCCGAAAACGGGTAAGTGGGCATCGCCTAAGGCATCCCCTTGGGGAGATGTGGTCTGGGGTAACTGGGCCTGGGAGTTCACTTATAATTGTCCAGATCCTGTTCGTACTACGGACCAGATCATTCTCGACGTGCAGTTCACGGGTGAGGTGCTCGTCGAATACCGATGGACTAATGACATCGTTTCGTACTATCCAGACGATGAGATAGTCCCGGGAGATGACTTTATCATCCCTCCTGACTGGGTGCCATTCGGAGCTACATCGACAGGCGCTACAGCTCGACCGTTTCGTCCGTGGCGAGATGGATTGCGGCCTGTCGCCAATGAACCCATCGAGTTCCGGGTTAGTGGCCGAGGCGGCCGGGCCATCCGACCATCGATTATCAAGTTCTCCGTTGTAGTCCAGGGGCTGGAGATCAGGGAGGTCATCTCTGACTTCGAGATTGCGGCTGACGGCACTCGATTGGCGCTCAAGAAGTCATTTCGTAAGATTACGTATGTCCACGGAACTTTGCATAAGCCAAGCCGAGCAATTACCTTTGCCTCTCTTGACAAGCGTCTGGAAGGCCCAAAGATCGCAGCTTATGATCCAAGCGAGAATCTAGTTGAGGCTACCGCCGACATTATCGTGGGGGGTGTGTAGTGCAACTGGACCTCGATGATCGAGCCGGTCTCGATTTTATGTATGCAAGCTTCGGACTTCTCATTGCCACCCTAATTAGGAAGGGGCTGCTGACAGCAGAGGAAGTATCAACCGCGATAGTTGCTGCCGATGTCCAGCTCTCCGATCCTGGGAGTGACCTTAGGTCTGTGCTTGGCAGCAGTGTTCCGAACGGCGTCGACACCCTATATGCTAGTCGTGTAGGGGCGGCGCGTCAGCGGGCGGTTGCCTTGCTTCAAGCAGCAATGGTCGAATAGATGCCCCTTAAGACAGCACCTACGTCCGACTTCCGCACGGCTCCCTGGGCGGCCTGGAAAACCGGTCTCAACGACATTCGAGATATTGCCGCCTCTCTCCCAGGAGGTGGATCGACGCCCGTCACCAAGGTCATTGCCTCGGGGCAGATCACGGTCGATGGCGGCGATATTCTGCTCGATACCGAGGGAGCTGCGTCTACCGACGTCCTGACTAACATCAACCTCGTTGGCCTGCCTCAGAATCGTGTCTTCCGCCTGCGGATCACAAACAATGCCCGTCAGGTCACGATCCAGCACATGTTCAGCAATGGATCGGGCAACGGAGAGATCATTCTAGCATCTGGCGATGAGCCGGGTGACACGCTGGTCCTCGACAATACCATGCGGTCGATCGAGCTGGAGCGCCGCGGCAATCAAATTGTCGAGGTTGGGAGAGGCGGCTTCACCGCTGGGGCCGGCGGATGGAACGGCAAGCTTGAAGTTGATCTTGATGGAAACTTCAAGCGTGCTTCGAGCATCCTCTGGAGCGAGAAGGACATCAATCTCGTCGATGCTCCAGGCAATGCCTATACCGTTAAGCGGGAAGACGTTGGCGACTGGCTGAACGTCAATGTCGACTGCACTGTAACGTTGCCGAACCCGAACGCTCCTGACCCTAATGGGTTCGCGTGGCTGTCCGGAATGGTCGTGACGATGCAGCGGCATGCTTCCCTGTTGCGCGCGCGTACGCATACAGGCTCGACCCCAAACCACCCCCTGGGACACGATCGAGCCCTGGGTAGCGTCCCTGGTGCCGTGATCCAGGTTAAGGTCTGCAAGTTTCCGAACGGTCTACTCTTCTGGCGCCTGATGGGCGAGACGACCGGCGCTGGTGTTCCTGGTGGCGGAGAGGAGCCACCGCCGCCTACTACGATCGAGCGCACTTACCTGTACTCACCGCCAATCGCGGATACGGTGACGGCAAACACGACGCTAACGCCGGCTGGCACGTTCACGCATGCTCCACCAGCCAATTCCAAGTTTCTGTATCTCCTTGACGTAACTCTATCTACGACTGGTATCAATTCGACAAACAATTCCGCCCTGCAGGTAGTAAACACAGCTGTTCCTGGGACAGCAATAGCCCATTTGGGCCGAGGTCGGCAGGCGAATCTGCGGCCACGTACAGTTCTTGGATGGGCTGCTGCTTATGGCGCCTCGCCAGCATCCCAGACGTTTAGGGCTGAGATCTACAATAGCGTCGATGGTTTTAGTGTGGAATGCCGACAACCACAGTTTGTTGCGATTAAACTAGAAACTGATGAAGAGTTTGGTGTCCAGTCCGGTGCAGTTGCTCCTGCTGCAGGGGCATACGCGGCGGCAGCTTCTGTGTCTTATACAGCAGCTGCTGACGATTATATCGTACTCGGCGGCTTTTCTATTGAAATGACCAGCGACCAGCGGTATCGCGGCAAGATGACCGTTGGCGGCGTTGATGTTGTTCCGCAGACCGAGTTCAGCAGAGCGAACCCGTCCAGGGGTTACTACTTTACTATGAAGAAGATCACCCATGCGGGTGGTACTCTAAGTGCCAGCATTCAGGCTGGCAACGTCGCTGGTACGGCTAATGTTATTCACGGGTGGATTGCCGTTCTTCGATCTGACCGCTTCCAGTCGTTTGATTACGCTGAGAGCCCGGCAGAGACCGCAACGATGTCGTCGGTGACACCTCTTGTGAAGGTTTCAAAGACGCCTACACTGCAATCTAATTGGCGCACGCTGATGCTGGCTACTTGTCAGGGTTACGTCGATACTGATACCCTCGGCGATGGCTGTTCAATCAATATGCACCGCAATGGCGCTCAGATGGGGCAGGAGCATGAGTCCGGTATCCGTCTACAGTCTGGCCAGCCAGCTCATTATGCTCCGCATAGCTTTGGTCTGGCTCAGCTGATCACGCCGACTTCGTCTGACGTGTTTGATCTGCGGTATTATTCGGAGGATGGGGCTAGCTCGAACGTCAAGGTTCGGGACGCGACTATGGCTTTCTTGGCTCTAGGACCTGTCGCATGATCCCAGTTCTGTCCCTGATAAATCCGCCTCCTTCAGGGCTATTTATCCCCGAAGAGCCTGATCCTCCTCCACCTATCACTTCGATAAGGAGCGAGTCGGACAGGGTAAGCTGGATCTATACGGTCCCGGATCTTTTTGTCGGCTATATCATTAAGGCGGTGTCCGTAGCGGGCCGTCCATGGGAGACCGCGACGCTCGTCGGCGTGACCGGCAATGAGTATATTCTAAAGTCTGGCCTGCCTTCAGGTACGGTTCAGGTGCTTGTGAAGCCTGCCATCGAGTGGCAGGGCATGATCATCGAGTCGGTTGCTGTAGCTCGTGTTAATATTGATTCAACTAGGGCTCCAACCAAGTTCCCCGGAGATTGGATTAAAGTAGCTCCTCTATCAGCGAGAACCGGCAAAAAGACAGTTTCATCTGTTATTGCTTTGAAGGATGCTATTAAAAACGCTAACCCCGGTGACTGCATCGTTATCACTTCTTCCTTGAGTGACGTAGGCGAGATCAACGTAGCATGTAAGGGGACCAAAGAGCAGCCGATTATCATTTGTACCGATGGTGATAATGGTAATGAGTCTGCGTATAAGACTTTGAGGGGAGTTACATTCGACCTCCAGGATGCTGAGCGGGTAATCATCCGTGGCATCAATATGGTCAATGGACGTTTTTACTCAACCAAGTCTAAGTTCTGTCAGTTTGAGTGCAATCGTCTCTCTGGAGCAAGCAGCGGATCAAGCTCTTATCAAGACCAATTGATTATGGCTACTAACAGTGATCTTTCTGCGGGAGCGACGAGTGATCTTCTGATCGCCTTTAACCATTATATTGGTGATACAACAAACTCTGCCACATTCTTCGACATCATGGAGAATGCGAGGCCAAAGCGTATTCTGATTA